GCCAGAGCCCGGGGTCCTCTTCCCGGTCGTCGAGGCGGACGCCCGCGTGATAGACCTGGTCCACCTCGACGTCGCCCCACAGGCCGCGGTAGCCGACGGCATACGCCTCCAGCTCGTCGGCGAGGGCCTCGGCCTCGTCGTAGGTCAGGGCATACGCCTCGAACTGGACGCGGGTGTCCGAGCGGATGGCGCCCGTCCACGTCGGGCTATCCTGCGCCGTCGAGTGGCTCATGGTCGGCGTGTCCGAGACGACGCGGTAGATGAGCGCGGGCAGCGTCACGTCCTGGGGCAGCGCCAACGGATAGACGCGGTCCCCGACGGACAGGCCGGCGCTCATGAAGTCGAAGATGCCCGCGCCGAGGCTCACGAGTACACTCTCGCCATCGGCTGTTGCAGAGCCGCTTTCTCATGGCCCGGCTTCACCTGCAACGTGGGGTCGGGCCTGCCCGTCTGGAGGGCCAGCATGGTCATCCCACTCGATGCCGTGGCGGTGTGGCTCGGACCACATGAGTACCCTGACTTGATCGTCGGCTCATTCGAGGAGGCCGAGCGAGTCATCGAGCTCTGCCACGCGGGACAAGAGCATCCAGTAGCGGCCCACACTGGCCATAGGCACGCCACGTCCCATGCGTTCCGGTGGGCACCCACCGACTTGGAGCGTGACCTGGGATACCCTGCGACCCCGATGGTCGAGCGTCTGTATGGGCATTGCGAGTCGATGCCCGACGAGATGCCCGAGCAGATACCGCAGGTGTGGGACGCGACGACCATGTGTGCATGTCGTTTCGTGCGGCCACTCTTTCCCATCACCGGATAAGCGAGGCTCACGTCTCGTACTCGCAGGGCTCGGGGAAGGCCCGCCGCAGGAGCGGCGCCACGACGCTGAACGTGCCGTCGCTCGACGAGAGGAACGGGCCAGCGGGGATGGGGTCCGACCGGCGCCTGACCTTCACGTCGGTGGCCTCCTCGCCCCGCTGGCCCGTCAGGTTGCCGTACATCGTCCGCCACTCGGGCGGCAGGCGGCCATCCAGCGTCGCGAGGACGTCCGCCAGCGGCTCGCGCTCGACGACGAGCGGGATGTGTAGGGTCCAGGCGAGCGGCGCGTGGTGACCGACCAAAGCCTCCCGCGCCGCCCGGAGCTGGAGCAGGTAGCCGCCTCGTGCCCGAGAGATGCGCTCGTCGAGATGCCCCTCATGGAGCGCGGGCACGGCGTGCAGCGGCGACATGATGTAGAAGTCGTCGTTCATGACGACGAAGCGGTCCGCGTCGAGCCCGGAGCAGGCGAGGCGCAGGTTGTCGACCGCGTTGGCCTCGATGCTGTGGCGCCGGTTGCCGCTGATGTGCTCGACGCCCGTCACGAAAGGTGGCTTGTGGCCGACGATGAGGACACGGCCGTGAGGCAGGTTCGACAAGCTCCGAAGGCTGTAGCGAAGCTCAGGATTGGCGTCGCCGCGGCGCACGTAGTACGCCACGTCTAGAGCGTCCACAGGGCGATGAGCTTGGATGGGTCGCGCATGGCACCCGGCACCGCATAGTCGTAGCCGTCGGGCATGACGCGCACGGGCCTGGGCATCGAGAAGGGCGGGTCGCGCAGGTCCGGGCACCAGTAGCCGCCGCTCTCCCGGCACTCGCCCGTCGTGCCGCTGTACGTCGAGGCCAGGAGCCAGCGGGCGGACGACTCCGTGACGTGGTCGAGCAGCTTCACGCCGTCGGCCGGACAGAGGTGCTGGAAGACGTCGCGGACGATGACGAGGTCGGCGTCGGGCAGCTCACCCTTCACGGCATCCATGACCATGTAGGTGCGCTCGGGATGGTTGAGCTTCGCCCGAGCGATGGCTTCCGGCGCCACGTCGATGCCGAGGTAGGCGGGGCCAAGATGGGGCATCCAGAAGTCGTCGCCGCAGCCGACCGAGAGGACGCTGCGGGCGCCGAGCTTGCGGACGAGCCCGGGCAGCGTGGCGGCCAGGACGGACGTCGCGGCCTTCCCCGAGCCGGGGCCGGACAACGACTCGACGCCGTTCCAGCCGTTGGCTCTATAGATCGCGGAAAAGACGTTCATGCCGCCACCAGCTCGGGCACGGGACGCTGGCGCTCGGGCTCGAGCCATGACCCTGCGTACCAGTGCTGGACGAACGCCCAGGGCGGCGGCGCCTGGCTGACGGAGGGCATCCGCGCCTCTCGGTCGGCGTCGCGATAGTGCGTCGGGTAGAACGAGCCAGGCGGCAGGACAAGCACGTCGTCACGCTTGCCGAGCACGCGGGTCGTGACGCCCGGGCCGGCCTCCCAGGTGCCGCGCGGCAGGCTCGCGATGCACTGCACCAGGCATTCACGGATGGCGGGATGGTCAGGACGCGCACCGAGGACGGCGTTGGGGATGGTGCGCTCGTCCTCCCAGGCGGCCACCACCTCGGCGCCGAGCAGCGGGTCGAGCGGTCGGAAGGGTTCGCAGTCGCTGTCCAGGTAGAATCCGCCCCAGCGCAGCAGCGCCTCGAGCCTTACAAGGTCAGCGAGCTGGGCGCCGCTCGTCACCTTCGCCCAGTGCGGGCTCGTCAGCGGCCAGTGCGCGGGGTCGAGCGGATCGCGGTGCGTCATCAGGCGCCACGTCGGGTGGAGCTCGCCGAAGCGGCCCCACCACGTCTCGACGGTATCGCTCGTCGTCTCTGGCACGACGCGGTGGAGGATGCGCGGGATGGCGTCGACGGTGCGGGCTGCCTCCAGCTCCCGGCCCTGCGCCACGAGGGCGCGCATGGTCTCGAGGTCTCGCTTCGCCCAGGCGGCCCGGTAGAGGCCGGCGCGGGCCACGTTGCGCGAGTGCGGCAGCGAGCCGTGCTTCTCGGGTGCGGCCTTGTGGTAGAGGTGCCAGACGTCGCCCGGGAGATGCTCGAGGCTCCGCCCGCCCACGAGCTCGGCGGCCATGGCGAACGCGGTGTCCTCGAGCCCCCAGCCGGCGAAGCCCTCGTCCATGCCGCCCACGGCGTCCCAGAGGCGCCGAGGCACGACGACGACGCTGGAGTGCTGGTCGGTGTAGGTCCGGCGCACGAAGGGCAGCCACGAGCCCTCATAGCCCTCCATGACGCGCCTGGTGCCCTGCGCGCTGAGGTCACGCCGCGTCGTGAAGGGCACGACCATGCGCCCCGACTTGGCGGCCTGCCTGACGGCTTCCTTGACGGCGGGCGGATCGATGAGGACGTCGGAGTCGATGATGACCGCCACGTCCCAGTCGCCAGCGAGGCGGGCCGCGGTGTTCACGGCCGCCGCCCGGTCGAAGAGTCCCGTGACGTGGTGGCCCTCGATGATGGGCCAGCCCTCGAAGCGGTGATGCCACCACGGCCGGCACCAGAGCCAGAGCTTGTCGCGGTCCTCGAAGCCCTCCCGGCGCGGCACGAGGATGGCGACCTTCATGTCTCTACGCCTACGTGAAATAAGGGGTTGACACTCTGGCCGCTAGCGTGTACATTACTGACATGAACAACACGACAGCAGCCAACACGATCCACGGCCACCCGATCAGCGAAGACGGACGCACTTGCGTCTTCTTCGCGCAGTGCCCCGCCAACAGCGACTTGGACCTCTACCTCAGCACCTACGAAATCGCCCTGACGCACGGCATCGGTGAGCAGCGAGCCCGCCGCTGTGCCGAGGCGTACATGGCCGGTCGCATCGGCGCCCTGCCGACATTCGTCCGGTAGACGAGCAGATAAGCAAGGAGAAACGAGATGACGCAGTACGTTTGGATCGGGATGCTGGGCTTCGAGAGCATCATCACTGACATGGCCGTTGAAGGCGACGAGCGCATCCTCGTGGACGCACCGACGCTTGAGCGCATGGCCTCCGATTACGTCGAGGCCGGCGTCATCGGCGAGGACGAGGACCGCGAGATGGCGGACACCATCCGCACCACGCCGCAGGGCGACGGCGGACTCTACGACGTCACCGAATACTTCGGCTCGTGGCGGTCGGCCCAGGACGTGCGGGTCGAGGCATGACGCTCCCAGAGGCGGCTGCGGCGCTCGGGCTCCATCCCGATACGCTGCGGCACCAGATCCACAACGGCGCGCTCCGCGCCACCAAGGTCGGGCGTGATTGGACCGTGACGCCCCGCGAGGTCGAGCGATACCGGACAGAGTCGCTCGGCTCCCGGCGACCTTCACGAGCCGGCCTCTGAGCCTGCGCTGATGCGCTCGGCCTCGACGATGGTGGCGTTCGTGGCGGCGCTGCCATAGAGGACGGGGCGCTGCACCTGGATGACGCCGAGCGGCTCGGCGAGGTGCGAGGCGACCACGCGCATGTCGCGCTCGATGGCGCGGTCGCCCGCGATGACGATGGTGAAGCGGTCCCGGGAGAGGACCATGCGCTCGGCCTGCTCGTCGCCCTCGCCGAGCGGCACCGGGATGACGCGGGACGGGAGGTCCGCCAGACCGGCCGCGCTGGCCCACGTCAGGGTGACGCCGCCCGAGGGCGTGCGGACCTGCGTGGCGGCCTCGAAGGTGACGAGATGGGGATAGTGCATGGCTACCAGGTGCCCACCGTGAGCGGGCGCAGGCTGCCCAGGATGGCCTCGCGCTGCTTGATGTACCCGGTGCCGTCGCTCTGGGCGTACTGCTCGGACCACGGACCGACCGTGATGCCGGTGAGCCCGGGCGTATGGCTGACGTCGAGCTTGACGAGGGCCATGGCGATGCGGTCGCGCTCGGCGGCCTCGGACAGCGGCGTGTAGGTCACGTCCACCCAGCCCGTCCAGTCGGTGGGCTCGTCGTCCGACAGGCGCCGGACGTAGCGGCCACCGGGCCAGAGCTCGACGTCCGCTGCGTCGACCGCGTCGCCGCCGTCCGTGACCGCGCCCAGCTCATACGCCCGCCGACCGAGACGCACCCACTCCCCGAAGGGGCGCAGGTGCTCCCGGTGCGTGCCGGCGGACGGGCCGTAGCGGCCGTCGATGGCCTCGAGGGCTGCGGCGAGCAGCGCCTCGAGGACGTCATCGGACGGGCCCGGGCCCACCTGCGCGCGCAGGGTGGAGAGGGCGAGGACCATGGATCTAAGAGCCGCTGATGGTGTACTTCGTGAAGGCGTGCGCGAAGCGCGGAGCCGGGAAGATGCCGCCCGCGAGCACGATGTCACGGCCAGCCTGGCTGGGATTGTCCGCCTGGAGCGTCCGCGCGGGGTCCTCGGCCCACACGAAGCCACGCGACGGGCCGATGATGACGTCGACGGCACCGCCGTCGAGTGCCGGGACGTAGACCGGACGAAGGCCCGAGAGCAGGCCGCCCGGGCCGTTGGCGGCCGTGAAGGATGCGGCGAGGTTGGAGTAGAGCGGCGCATTCGTCTGGGGGGACTTGGCGTCGATGAAGGCGGCCACCGCGGCAGCGTTCATCCAGATGGTGTCCGGGGCTCGCTTGTAGACCGAGATCGAGGTCTCCCAGGCGTCACCGACCGAGAGGTCCTCGGGGTCCATCGAGCCGCCGTTGACCGGGGCATGAGCGACCGACGCGCTGTCGGTGTAGCCCGCGATGAGCGCGGCGATGGCCTTCGTCTCGCAGTCGAGCGCGTAGGCCATGGCGATGTCGCCCGTCAGGAGGTCGAAGAAGGACGCCTCGGCGCGGTTGATCATCTGGATGGAGATGTCGGCGCCGCCGAAGACGGACTGGTAGGCGAACGTCCCGGTCCCGACCTTCGTGGCCGTCGTGGTGAGGGCGCCCTTCTCGAGGCCGCCGGCCTGCGTGCCGGCCGTGGCGTGGGTCGTGATGATGGGCAGCGTCATCGAGTTGCCGGTGCGCGGCGGGACGACGTTGCGGGTGGAGGAGAGGAACGGTCGGTCGGCGTTGATGAGGTCGTCGTAGTCGGCCGTGAAGACGGACGGCACGAGCCCCGGCTGCTCGGTCGTGATGACGTCATCGAGCGCGAGCGTCTTGATCTCGGTCGGCGAGATGCTCTGCCCCGCCATGCGGCGCAGGGTCACCTCGACCCAGTGGTGGAGCTGGGCCTTCGGCCTGCTCTCGCCGGCGGGGAGGCTGAACTGCGAGCGGGCCAGCTCCTCGAAGCGGTCCTGCCAGCTGCCGAACTGGGAGAGCACGGCCTCGAGCTTGGTGGACAGCTCGCGGTTGCGGTCGTCGGACGCCTCCATGACGCGCTCGGCCATCGAGAGGATGGTCCGGTCCGTCTCGTCCTGGGTGACCTTGACCTCGGGGGATGGGGCAACGATATCGGCCACTGGGTTCGCTCCTTCTGAACTCATGACGTACAGGACGCCGGCATCCTTGAATGTCGGCTGCCAGGTGGTGCTCACCTCGTCGAGGTGGACGCTGTCGGGCGGGAAGACGAGGACGCGCTTGCCGTCGACCTGTTCGACGCGGACCTTGCCGACCTCGTGGAAGCCGATGGACGCGCCCGCGGACGTGCCATCGGACGCCAGCTCGAGCTGCTCGTCGCCGCGCTGCGTCTTGCTCACGGCGAAGTCCATGTAGGCCGCGTCGTCCTTGTCGACGAACGTCCGGCCGGTCCCGGTCGGCGGGTCGGCGTGGTCCATGCGGAGGCGGACCTCGCGCGGGTCGACGTCACCGAAGGCGCCGCGCTCGAACATGAGCGGCCCATAGCGGGACTCGGCCACGACGCCATAGGGGGCGATGCGAAGGCCGAGGATGCGCTTCGCCCGGGAGAGCTTCGAGACGGCCTCGGCCGGCAGGTCGAGATGCAGCATCTCGTCGGGCGGAAGGGTGGTGTCGGTGTCAGCCATAAGGCAAAGGACCTCCTGAGTCGTTTGTCGGGACTCAGTGGTCCTCGCTTCTCGGCAGGCCCTCGCACTCGGGGCTACGGCGCCGGACGTCTTCGGTTACGAGCCAGTCTAGGACTGGTCAACGGCCTCCGTCAACGCATCATGCCGCCCTGACGTCCAGCTGGATCGTCTTGCAGTGCGAGCAGCGCAACTCGGCCGTTCCCTCGGCCCTGCCAAGGAGACGACTGCACGACCTGCAGCGGACGTCGCGCATCGAGAGCCTGGTCGGCAGCCCGGTCGGGACGGCTGCCGGTGACGGGACCGGCTCGACCGGAGCCGTTTCCGAGTCACCCGGCACGATGCCCTCCTGCATCTGGGCATAGTCCGGGCCGTAGACGCCCGACTCGATGGCGAGCTTGTGGATCTCCATGCGGGTCTTGGGGTCCGCCCTGGTGAAGACGTCGGTGTCGAACTTGGCCGTCATCGAGCGCGGCAGGAGCTCGCTGAGAGCCTGCTCGGCGCCGACGAGGAAGAGCGGCTTGAGGCAGCTCTTGACGAAGTCGTCGAAGCGCTGGCCGACGTTCTGGTAGGTCAGCGACGAGCCTGACTGGACGTACTCGAGCATCGAGCCCGGGATGCCGAACATCAGGGCGACCTCGCCGTTGTTGTGGACGCGCGCCGAGAGCATCTGGGCGCCGTCGGGGTTGACGGGCAGCGAGCCGACGTCGAGCCCGGGCGAGAGGACGTGCGGCGTGTTGGGCGGCGTGGCCGTCCACTTGCTCTTGATCTTGGTCGGCTCGTCCTCGTCCTCGAAGTGATAGTCGGACTTCAGGTAGACGGACGGGAAGCCGCCCTCGGAGTAGAAGCTGGCCGCCCACTCCTGGGCCTCGACGGCCACCGAGACGGCCGAGCCACAGAGTTGGAGCGGTCCCACGCCGCGGTACTCGTCCTCGGGGTCGGGCTCCCACCTGTCGAGGATCATGTCCTCGTTGGGCATGAGGCGGTCCAGCCATCGGATGCGGGGCCGCAGCCGGTCGGCCCGGTTCGCCTCGACCTTGACCTCGTAGGGCGGCACGGGCCACAGGCTGAGCGCTCGCCCGTCCACGTCGCGCTTTGCGACGTACCACCACGTCTCGCCGTAGCGGGCCTTCCATCCCACCGACAGCTTCCAGAAGCTCTGCGGCGTCGCGAGCGGGTTGGGCTTCACGGCCAGCCTCGGGCGGCCCTCAGGCGGCAGGAGCTCGCCGTTGCGCCAGACCTCCATGGGCAGCGAGGCCGCCGTGCTGCTGATGAGCGAGACGGCCCGGAAGATGGCCGGCACGCCCATGGCCTGGCGCACCGATGGGCGATGCCATGCACTGCCGACCGCTGGCGTCAGGCGCCACGGGCTGATGATGTCGGACGGCAGGATCGACAGGGTCTCGACGGGCCACGGTGGCGCCGGCTCCATGCGGAGGATGCCCGAGAGGGTGTCGAGGAAGCTCATGTCAGTACACCTGTGGCGGGCGGGCTGCGGGACTCGTGGCGAGCCAGACGGCGCGGATGGCGGCGAAGCTGGCCGTGGTGGCCCGCTCGTCGGAGGCGCGGGCGGCGAGCCAGCCGTGGGACGTGTCGCGCCGGACGGTCTGGGCGATGTCGGCGCCGAGGATGCCGTCGGGATCGGCGCAGCGGAGCTGGCCCGACTCGACGACGCGGGCGAAGCGCTCGCAGGCGGCCTCGTAGTCGGCACCCGTGATGGGTGCCGGGTCCTTGAAGAAGCGCACCAGGTCGCGGTCGGTCCAGGGGTCGAAGGCCACCTTGCGGACACCGAGCTTGCGGGCCTCCTGCTCCACCTCGGTGGCCATGCGCTCGTAGTCGACGGGGTAGCCGTCGTGGTCGGCGAGGACGTGGAGCTCCACGATGCCGTCCGCCATCCAGGCCACGACGGCGCTGGCGCGGCGGCTGCCCGGGTCGGCGGCGATGCCCAGGTGGACCGGGCGCACGGGGTCGCCCGTGGACTGGCGGGTCCGCGCCCAGGCCTCCTCGGACATT